AAACCCGAAACTTTATATCATCAAATTCTAACTTTATATCCTTCGCTTGTACCGCAGCCTTATTATCCCTACTCGCCACAATCACTAAATCTGATTTATTATAAAAACCACCAGCCGTATCTTGCTTCCCCATATATGGTGACCAAAGTACAGCCCCGGAAAAAATTGTGTCTGTCTCAACCCATGTCTGCTGTTTATAAGCATCTAAGGCTGAGTATCCTGCCCCGGTTGTCAGAGTCCAGAGCGTCACGCCGTAGACCTGCTCATCAGCACGAAAATCTCTAAGTATATGTTTTTGGTAAGAATTCAATGGCATCTTATTTTATCCTAATTTGTCGTCTCAATTACCGTGATTCCCACGCCTTCCGCCACTTCTGTTGCCGCGCCTTTTAACTCAGTTCCACAGGATTCTGATTCCACTAATCTACGACTACGATTTAAAAATATATTCTGCACACGATCTTCAAGACGCCTTGCTTGCATATCTAACATCTCAGGAATACGTTGGAGATTAGTATTTCCTGCAGGATTAGAATGCGAATAAGCCGTTCTTGCAGCCTTTTGTATCTCTCCACGTGTCATCACTATCGCCGCACATAAAACTAATAATTGTTGATCTTCAATACTTGGATCTGGAGAAAAATATGCTGCATCACCAGAACCAATAACTGTGTATTGAGTATCTGGTGTCTGCAAATTAAAATCTGCTAATCCATCGTTAATTCCTGAGAACAACATATTTGCGGAATAATAGAGATTTGATGTATTAGTATCCCCCATTTCCCGGGCGAGCCGGGGCATAAGATCCTTCTCGTAAACCATTTTTACTCCTTTCAATCATAATTCCATTAAAAATAGTATTCCAATATTCACGATTAAAATTAACTTTGCTATTACACGAATAACAAAGCGTAATAAGATTTTTATCGTTACTATTCAACTTATTATAATCAATATGATGGATACAAAGTTTTACTTTAACTCCTTCGATATTGTGTACACCACAACACATACATTTATAGTTATCACGTTCTTTAATTTTATTTTTTAAACATTTATTAAAATCTAATGCATACGGCAAACAACTTATTCCACCTTTCCAATTTGAATGTTTTTCTTTAGCATGAATTCCTGGATGATCTATATAAAAAATTTTTTGTGATTTAGAAGCCAATTTATATCCACATTCTAAACCACAAGTTTTACATCCACTAACAATTTGTTTATGAGTAAGTTCCTTCTTACAAACTATACAATATTTTTGTTCTACTTTTTTCCAATTTGAACTTTTTTCACCACTGATATCTCTATTTAAATAACCACATTTATAACTACAAGTTTCTACTCCCATTATAATTTGCTTTTTTGTTAATTGTTTTTTACAAACCATACAAAATTTAGGTTCGAACTCTTTATAATTATGATTATTTTTACCAGTTTTAGCAAATCCCTCACAAATTTTTGAACAATATTTTCTAATATTTTTTTTATAAGAATATTGTTTTAATTCAGAAGGAAAAATTTCAAAATTACCACCACAATATTTACATTTTAATGTTATTTTACCTACTTTATAAAAATGACTATTCTTACCTAAAAATTTTTTACTCAAATAAATATAACCACATTTCTTGCTACAAGTTTTATGTTTTGATAATATTTGAATATGGTTAAGTTCTTTATTACACATTAAACAAAATTTAGGTTCTAGTTCTATCTTTCGCATATTTTTATCCTATATAACTCTTTGTGGTTACTACAAGTATAGCACATATTTTAAGAACTATCGACCATATTCGAATCTAATAATCTTGATTGTTCAGTCGCTGTTTTTAATCTTGATTGTTCAGTCGCTGTTTTTAATCTTGATTGTTCAGTCGCTGTTTTTAATCTTGATAAATATACAGTTCCAGCAGATGAACTCGATGATGATGAACTATGACTACTACTACGAGAACTACTACTATGTGAACTACTACTATGCGAACTGCTATGCGAACTGCTGCTATGTGATGAACTTATGCTACTATGTGAACTACTACTATGCGAACTGCTACTGTGTGAACTACTAGAATGTGAACTGCTAGAATGTGATGAACTTATACTACTGTGTGAACTACTGCTATGCGAGCTGCTGCTGTGCGAGCTACTGCTATGTGAACTGCTTCTAGAACTACTACTATGTGAGCTGCTGCTATGCGAGCTACTGCTGTGTGATGAACTCACACTAGAATGAGAGCTGCTACTATGTGAACTACTAGAATGTGAGCTGCTGCTATGCGAACTACTCCGAGAGCTACTACTGTGTGATGAACTCACACTACTATGAGATGAGCTACTGTGTGAACTACTGCTGTGTGATGAACTTAAAATAGAATGTGAACTACTACTATGTGAACTACTACTGTGCGAACTACTCCGAGAACTACTACTATGCGATGAACTACTGTGTGAACTACTCTGAGAACTACTACTATGTGACGAGCTAACGCTACTATGAGAACTGCTAGAATGCGAACTACTCCGAGAACTACTGCTATGAGATGAGCTACTGTGCGAACTACTACTATGTGAACTGCTCCGAGAACTACTACTATGAGATGAACTTACACTACTATGTGAACTACTGCTGTGTGAACTACTGCTGTGTGAACTACTGCTATGCGAACTACTACTGTGTGAACTACTCTGAGAACTACTACTATGTGAACTACTAGAATGAGAACTGCTGCTGTGCGAACTACTCCGAGAACTGCTGCTATGTGAGCTGCTGCTGTGCGAACTGCTGCTGTGTGAACTACTCCGAGAACTACTACTATGTGAACTACTGCTGTGCGAACTGCTCCGAGAACTACTACTGTGTGAACTGCTACTATGAGACGAGCTACTGTGCGAGCTACTGCTATGTGAACTACTGCGAGAACTACTACTATGTGAACTACTAGAATGTGATGAACTACTATGCGATGAACTCACACTAGAATGAGAGCTACTACTATGTGATGAACTACTATGTGAACTACTAGAATGTGAACTGCTACTGTGCGAACTACTCCGAGAACTACTACTATGTGAACTACTACTATGAGACGAGCTACTGTGCGAGCTACTGCTATGCGAACTACTCCGAGAACTACTGCTATGTGAGCTACTAGAATGCGATGAACTACTATGCGATGAACTACTGTGCGAACTACTACCACCCGCCCCGAATGTTACTGCCCATTGGTCAATTTGTAATGCTTGAATGTATTCATCTGCTCCGATGTCCCAAGTGCCTGTACGGGTAACGCCGTCTATGTCATCTGTAACAACTGCCGATGTATCCGTTCCAATATCTATTTCATCTGCTCCTGATGCTAAATGGAAATCTTCACTTCCGCCTGTTACGGAAACAAAATCAGAGGTTGACGCTGTTGTTATTGAGTTTGCCCCTGTTGCTGTAGCATCGTCAGAAGCATTAAAGTTATTCAAAGTATAGGTAACACCAGTAGCATCAAAAGAAAAATCAGTGGTATTACCAACACAGACATTATTAGCGCAATAAATCGTGTGCGTTCCAGTCGTGCCATCTTTTGTTATAAGTATGCCGACATCACAATTATATACAGTGTTATTGTATATGTAATCTGTTACGGTTCGGAAATCTTGGTCTTCAATTTTTATCCCAGTCCAAACACTTGCAGACACAGATTTTCTAAATCCATAAACAACATTATTGTAAACATAATGAGTGTGACCAGTCGCAGAGTGAGAACTTGTAATCCCTCTACAATCAGAATCAAACTCACTTGCTCCAGAACCAGCTTTTACAATACAACCATATACTTTTGAACCATTTGCATCACCTATACTTATACCTGATGCTCCCGCAACATTACCCCCAAAAGCTGGCATTGCCTGAAGATTATGAAACCAAGTATTAGCATTTGTGGAATGAATAATTCCAAAATAATTTGATGGTGTGGCTTCTACTCTATAATGGTTTGTATCATAATATGCTTCATGCCTATCGCCATTAACTTTAATAGTTACATCCGCATCCCATCCCGCAAATGTAACCGCCGTGGTATCCGCCGTCGTCCCCGCACAGTTCACCGTTGCGGTTTCACCTGCACTATACGCTGTGCCGTCAATAGCATCTTCGTAAGCAGATAGAGAGGTATAATCCGCACCGCCACCTGGATTTACTGTATGGGTAGTGTTAGCCATTACACAAACTCCTGGACTGTTATAGTATCTTCCTCTATTACTCTACTTGCATTTAATCTTCGTTTCCTAATATAATTAATCGCTTGCGCTTTAGTAACCGTTAATACTCCACCATTCGCTAGA